CTGGATGATGTAAAGGATCCTGAAACGAACGAATACGCACAGCAGACGGGAGCCGATAAAAAGAGCGGTGGAAAGAAAGAACAGAAAGCCAATGACGGAAAGATTACACAAGGGCAGATAAAAGAACTTCGGAAGATATTTGAAAAAAACAAAATTGATGAAGTAAAGGCTATAGCCGGATACAGTGCACAGAAGATTGAAGATCTGACGCAACAGCAGTACGGGTGGTTCCGTGATAATCAGGAAGAAGCCAGAAAGATGTTTGGTGTGTAAATGGACTATACAGGTACTTTTGATAGCTTGGCGGTGGATTTTGCCACCAATAAGCAAAAAGCCAGTCTAACGCTAAACGAAGACGCGAGACAGGCATTTGAGAACCTTAGAGGTAAGCAGATTACAATAACGATTAAGGCATACAAGAAAAAAAGAAGTCTCGATGCAAACTCTTACTTTCATGTACTGGTTGGAAAGATTGCAGATGTGACCGGGAACAGCAAGGTGTACATAAAGAATAAGCTAATAGCGGAATACGGACAGTACGAAACCATTAACGGTGCATTAGTTCCGCTCCCATTGGACGATGATATAGACGCATACAATGTGGAATTTGTTCATCTGCAACCTACGTCTAGGACAACCACCAATCAGAAAGGAAAAGTATTCCGGGTGAATCTGGTAATGCGAGGTTCACATACTTACGATACCGATGAAATGTCAAAACTGATTGACGGGACTGTGTACGAAGCGAAAGAACTTGGAATAGAGACAATGACACCGAACCAGATTCAAGAGATGAAAGAAAGATGGGGTATGAAGATTGGCGAAAAGACTTAAAAGTGTATTCACTGACGATATGGAACACTGCTACTTTACAGGAAGCCCAAACTGCCACAGACACCACATTTTCTATGGTCCGTACAGAAAAAAATCGGAAGAATACGGATTTGTGATTCCGTTAGCACCACATTTACATGAATTTACGCCCGAGAGCGTACACGGGAACCCAAACAGTGGGTTGGACTTAGAACTTAAGCAAATGGCACAGAGATATTTTGAAGAACACTACGGAACAAGAGAAGAGTTCATACAGGTGTTCGGAAAGAACAGGTTGTAACTAAATAAATATAGATTCATGTGGCAAAAGGAACTATTAACAGGTTCTAACGCATATCATCTCACCCATTCGATATGCACAGCACAAGATATTGTATCACGGCCGGAGAAGCCACACTCCGGCAGAAAGGAGAAAAAGCGTTTGGGAAAGAATAGAGAGACGGCAGAAAGCTATTTTATTCGAATACCGGATGGACATAGAAACGCAATACAACGTCCGTGCAACATGAATGTTGATAGAATCTTTCGAAGAATGATAGAGCATGCGAATAACAATGGTGACTGTATTGTGAATATTGGAGATGGCGTATTCAGACCGATTCCGGGTGATCCGGTAGATGAAAAAGCATTCCATGAATACATTGGGAAAGAATTACATAGAGCCAGAGCGATCCAGTATAAACGGCTCTGCATGAAGCAGACGTTTGAGAGTTGGAAAAAGATAGGTAGGGATTACAATGCATTACATTTTGATGGTGAAAGGCAAAATGAACAACATGAATGATTATATCCGGGCACTGAATACCAACAGGTACAAGGGAGCGGATATGAAGAAAGATAATGAATCCCGTGTGATGCAAGCTATATATGAGCAATTCGGAAGATTGCGAATAACAAGAAAAGTACGGATGCACTACCGATGGTATGAGCCGGACAAGAGACGGGATTTGGATAATGTGAGCGCATTTGGGCGAAAGTGTATCCAAGATGCATTAGTAGATACCAAAGTCTTACAGGACGATGGATGGAAAAACATAGTTGGATTCACGGATGAATTCTATGTTGATAAGAAAAATCCGAGAATTGAGGTGGATATTGAAGAGGTGTGAGCGAGAATTACATAAAACTTAGCAGAAAAATACTGGAATGGGACTGGTATCCAGATATAAAGACGTGTCGGTTATTCTTACACATGTTGTTAAAAGCCAACTGGAAAGATGCAAGCTTCCGAGGAGAAGAAATCAAAAGGGGATCATTTGTCTCTTCGATATCCGTTCTTTCGAAAGAAACAGGGTTGTCTGAGAGCGAATTAAGGACAGCACTTTCACATTTGAGAAAAACAGGTGAGATTACATGCAAAACAACAAACCGATATACCGTATACACGGTGAATAACTACGCAAGATACCAGACCGAACAGAAGAATGAAAAAAAAGATAAGCCGATAATGCAGAAAGAAAAGCCGGAGAAAGACGATGGATCCGTTGAAGCTGTGATAAAATCCTGGAATGATTTGGAAAGCTACGGGATAAAACCCGTAAAGAAGATAGAAAAGACTTCGAAAAGATATCAGAATTTGCAAGCGAGGTTAGAAAGCAACGGATTGGAAGAAGTCTTGCAAGCTGTGGACAACGTGAAGAAAAGCAAGTACTTACAAGGGAAAGTGAAGAATTGGAAGATAACATTTGACTGGTTCGTGTTGCCAAACAACTTTACAAAAGTGTCTGAGGGACAGTACGAGGATAGCGTACAGGAGAAAAAAGGATTTAATAATTTCGATGGCCGGAACTATGACATGAATGATCTAGAGAGAAAGCTTATTACATAGGAGGAAGAATATGGGAAAACCGGATGGATGCACTTATCCAAACTGTTTTATCTGCCCTTTGGCAGACTGTAGTTGGGCGAGTTCTAAAGCTGAATTACCAGGAGAAACAAAGAAAAAGCGGAGAATAGTAAGACGTAGCAAAAAGAACGATGTTCGGAGGTGACTTTGTGACAAGACAGGAACAGGCTATTGAGGGTTATAAACGGAAACCACATTATGCGGATCATTTTGAATACTTAAAGCAGAAGAAACAGGAGGAAAGTAAAAATGAGCAAAAGCAATATATTGGAATTAGCTAAGAAATTAGTAGCAGCTATCGAAAAAGAAGACCGGAAAAACAAAGTGATGCTGAAAGACATTCCGGTTGGTGGAAAGTTTGATACAGGTATCGGGCGATTCATTGTACTGGAACAGAAAGAAGATTCCACTGTAGTTATTACAGAAAACTTATATCGTGAAGATGTGAAATTTGATGATGATTGTACAGATTACAGGAAATCATCATTAAGAGAACTGTGCGAAGGCGAAATTCTCAATGAGTTTTCTGATGAATTCGGAGGAGAAAATATTTGTACAAATGAAGCCGGATTAGTAACAGCTGATGGACAGGAAGTATTTGGAAAACTCTTGACAAAAGTAAGACCTCTGACATTTGACGAAGCACGTGAATACAATGATCTGCTTGTAAACAAAGACCTTCCGGATTGGTACTGGACTTGCACATCTTGGAGTACGAAAGAAAGAGGATGGGAGTATTCAGTAGCGGTTGTTTCTCCGTCCGGTGACTTCAACCTCAGTAACTACGGCCGCAGTGGCGGGGTGCGCCCATTTTGTATCTTAAAATCTAATATCTTTGTATCCAAAGTTGAGGAGGAGTAAAACATGATGACGTTAAAAGAATTCGGAGAAAACCTTAAAAATCTTAATGAAGTTTTTGAGCAGTTAAGAAAAAAATACCAGAAGCCGGAAATCGGAAAGACGATTGAAGTTGCCGGTATTAACTGGCTGGTGCTGGACAAGCTTGAAAATGGATATTTTGCAATTTCGGAAGATTTTTACGGAAGAGACAGAAAGTTTGATGATAATTGCAACGATTGGAAATCCAGTGATTTGAGAAATGAGTTAAACACTGATCTCCGCAAAAAGATTGAAAATGAGTTGGGAGTGGATTCGCTGGTCGAGTTTGAACGCAATTTACTTTCGTTAGATGGTCAGACGGAATATGGAACTTGTAGAGATTATGTTTCGCTTATTTCTGTGGATGAATACCGGAAGTATAGAAAGTTCCTGCCGAATAGGAGTAAATGGTGGTGGACA